CTTAGGGCTATCTCGGAAAACCAAGATCAGCCTGAACTGGCGGTAACTGGCCGAGATCAGCCTCGACTGGAAACGGTTTGGCCTGACGCGGCTGGTTCGTTTGGGGCTGAGGTGGGGGGCTGGGCTTTACAGCATCTTGGTTTGGAGTTGATGCCTTGGCAGCAGAGGGTTCTTGACGGTCAGTTGTTGTTTGATGCCGACGGAGATTTTTTGCATCGTATGTCAATGGTTAGCACGGCGCGTCAGAACGGTAAAACGGTTGCGTTGACTGCGCTGGTTGGTTGGTGGCTTACCGAGATGCCTAAGCACCGGGGGCAACCGCAAACCGTGTTAAGTACCGCGCACCGTCTTGACTTGGCAGTCATGCTCTACGACAAACTTGCGGACATTCTCGAGTTGCGGTTTGGTGCAAAACTTATGCGGTCGTACGGCCGCAACCAAATCACCATGCCCGACGGGTCAAAATGGTTTATCCGTGCAGCCAACTCGAGCGTCGGTCACGGTATGTCATGCGATCTGATTGTTGCTGACGAGATTTGGGATATTGGCTCGACTGTTATTGACGGCGGTTTGCTACCAGCGCAGCGCGCTCGACGTTCGCCGTTATTGTCGGCGTGGTCAACGGCTGGTACTGAGGCAAGTACCGCGATGCAACGTTGGCGTGAGCAAGGTTTGCGATCTATTGACCGTGGCGAACCGTCATCGCTTTATTTTGCTGAGTGGTCGCCGCCGCCTGATATATCGCCTATGGATAGTCGCGCATGGGGTTGGGCAAACCCAGCGCTAGGCAAAACGCTAACGCTAAAAACGATTGAGGCTGAAAGTGAAAACCCTGATCGTGCATCGTTTTTGCGAGCGTCATGCAACCTATGGGTCGCGTCAGACAAATCATGGATTGCACCGGGTTTATGGCCTGAACTGGAGTACAGCGACCCGATGCCCGACGGCGGCACAGTCGCTATTGAAACCAGTCTGACCGACGACCGATATTTTGCAACTCGAGCCGTCGTGCTTGACGATCGGCGCACCGTCGTCACCGTTGAATTTGTTTGCGACACCTACGACGAAATGTTGCGACACGTCGAGCGTCTAGCAAAAAACACAACAATTAAATTTGCTATATCACCGTCAATAGATATTCATTGGCCGTTAGCGCTTGAGCGTCGCAGGGCAGTTGTCGGCTACGGCGAAATACTTAAATTTACGCCACGCATCAAATCAATGATCAATGAAAAATTGTTGTGGCACACGGGTGAAAATATGTTGGCTGAACACGTGCAACGCGCCGTTGCAGTACGCAGTCAAAACAGCATCGCGCTATCGTCGCAACGATCACCCGGCCCCATCGAGTTGGCTCGGTGTTTGGTTTGGTCGGCGGCGCTCGCATCACGACCGACAGCGACAGGCAAACCTATGATCGTCGTCGCTGGTGGCTAGTATCGTCACGGGCGGCCGTTAGGTTCTTACTTTCTCGGTTGACGCTTAGCGGTCGCCTATCAACACCCGTCAAATAAATTGGTGGCATACTTACAGCATGGCGATATTTTCACGGTCAGTAAACAAGGCGGCTATATCGCCTGAGCCAACTAAAGCGGCAGCCGCAGGCGGTGGCTACTACTCGGCAAACACCGCTGGCATGAACATGATCGGTCAGTACTACTCGTACGTCGAGGGCGATGCGCGTAATCGTGCAATGAGCGTACCAACGATCAGTCGAGCGCGCGATCTAATGGCATCGGTGCTTGGTTGTATGCAATTAAAAATGTATAACGAAATTTGGAACGGCGACGAAATGGAAAAAGTGCCACTAGCGCCACGCACTTGGCTACGACGCATAGACCCAACATTGCCAAACAGTTTTATTATGTCGTGGACATTTGACGATCTATTTTTCTTTGGTCGCGCATTTTGGTATATCACTTCACGCACAGCCGACGGATACCCGGCATCGTTTACTCGACTACCCGCAGCAATGGTCAACACACTTGACCAAGCAGGCCCAGTTTGGTTTGCACCGTCAAAAGAAATTACGTTTCAAGGCGGTGCGTTAAACCCTGATGATCTTGTGCAATTTTTGTCGCCGATACAAGGCATTGTTTATATGAGCGAAAAAGCAATTGCGACAGCGTTACAACTTGAGGCCGCACGGTTTAGAAATTCATCATCGGCGATACCGGCTGGCATTCTTCGTCAGACTGGTGGCGAGCCGTTAAGCGCACAAGAGTTAGCCGATCTAGCGGCCGCGTTTAATGCGGCTCGAGCAACAAACCAAACCGCCGCACTAAACGAATTTGTTACCTACACCGAAACACTTACCAGCCCTGACAAAATGTTGCTAATTGAAAGCGCAGAGTTTCAAGCAATGGAAATGGCGCGACTATGCAATATTCCGCCGTACCTTGCAGGCGTATCGGTTGGGTCGTATTCATACCAGTCATCGGCAGAGGCGCGCATGGATTTGTGGACATTTGGTGTACGTGCTTACGCTGATTGCATCGCTGGCACACTCAGCCAAAACAACGTACTACCTAACGGCACATATGTCGAATTTGATGTTGAGGATTACCTAAAGGGCGAATACTCGATGAGTGATTACCGAGAGGACAATTCCGAAACCCCGATACCAAATGGAGTACTATAAATTTTATGATCAGATTATCCCCTTCACAGATCACGGTTGACGCAGCGGCGGCAGAGGGCTTGCCGTCGCGGTCAATCTCAGGCGTAGCAGTCACATACGACGAAACAGCGACCGTCAATGACGGTACAAAGGTACGGTTTTTGCAAGGGTCGTTGCCAGTCACGGGGCGCGACCCAAAACTTTATATGCAACACGACGCTAATCAGATCGTCGGCAAAGTTGTTGAGCGCGTAGACACCCCGCAAGGCATGATGTTTACGGCCAAGATTAGCCAAACACGGCTAGGCGATGAGGCGTTGACGCTTGCAAATGACGGCGTTATTGACGCGGTATCGGTCGGCGTTACCCCAACAAAATTTAGTTACGACGAGGAAGGCGTAATGATCGTTGAGGCCGCCAACTGGTCGGAATTGTCGCTAGTTAGCGAAGGCGCGTTTAGTGGCGCGGTCATTACCGAGGTTGCAGCAAGCGCACCCGAGGAGACTATCCACGAAACCGAGCCAGCAGTAGAGTTACAATCAGAACAAGACACAACAAAGGACATAACCCCTATGAGCGAAACACAAGAAACCCCAGCAGTCGAGGCAGCCGCAACAGTTGAAAAATTGTGGGCGCAACCAAAACGCAAATTTGATTTACCAACAGCAGGCGAATACCTTGCCGCGATGCACATTGGCGGCGAAACATTCCGCAACGTTGCAGCAGCAGCACGTGAGTTCGCTCTTAACAATCGCAGCGCACTTCAAGCAGCCGCAGGCGACGTACTCACAACCGATACACCCGGTTTGTTGCCAGTACCAGTACTCGGGCCAGTATTTGCTGACCTCAACTACATTCGACCAGTTGTTGCAGCGATCGGTTCGCGCGCAATGCCTGACGGTGGCAACCAAAAAACATTTATTCGACCAACATGGACAACGCACACAAGCGTTGCATCGCAATCAACTGAATTGAGTGGCGTTAGCGCAACGACACCAGTTATTGCGTCAAATGTAGTCACGAAAACTACGCTTGCTGGTCAAGTTACTTTGTCAGTACAAGACGTTGATTTTACTTCCCCAGCAGCAATGCAAATAATTTTGCAAGACCTTGTTGGTCAATACATGTTAAAGAGCGATGACATCGCAGCCGACGCAATCTCAAACGGCGCAAGCGCATCAGGTTCAACATGGACAGTTACAGCCGACGACCCGTCAACGCTGATCGCAGCAATGTACGACGCGGCAACAGACATCTTGAACGCAACAAACTTCTTGCCTGATCACGTTTTTGTATCACCTGACGTTTGGAAAAAACTCGGTAGCCAACTTGATCAAGACAAACGACCAATTTTCCCATACGCAGGCGTAGCGGGTCTTATGGGCGTAAACGGCATGGGTGCAGCAAACATCACAGTTGCAAACACCTTTAACCCGTTCGGTCTTAACCTTGTAGCAGATCGCAACTTTGCATCAGGCACATTGTATGTTGCTCGCGGCGCAGCCTGCGAGTTTTACGAACAAGTACGCGGCCTAATGTCAGTCGAAGTACCGGGCACACTTGGCCGAACATTCAGTTACTACGGCTACGTTGCAACGTTCATCGCTGACAGCGACATGGTTAAATACATCGTCGTTAGCGGTTAGTCGAGTAGCGGCGTAACCGCTATGGCAACATATTTAACAGCGTCAAAACAGTTGTTAGGCAACTACGCCTGCATATCTACGCTTGAGCCAACCGACATACAAGTTGGCGACAGCGTAGTTGTAGGCGCGTTAGGCGCACCGTTTAACGGCACGTTCACGGTCTTAAAATGCCCGCAATACAAATACACGGGCGTTGACAGCGAAACTGGCGAGTGGACATTTGACGCGACGATCGCAATACCTAACCAGTTGCTTTACGCTTGCACGGGTGACGATGTCGAGTTTGCGGCGATCTACACCGGCACGGTTGCGTTCACACCGACCTGCTCGTGGATTACGGCAGCAAACCTAGTCACCTATTTGGGTGTATCGATCACTAACCCGTCAGATGATTACACGCTGATCACGCAGGCCGTTAGCGCTGGCAACCAGTTTTGTAGTCGTCGTCGAGCCGAGGCAGGCTATAACGACAGCCTTAGCACGTCGCCTAGCGGTGATGTCACGCTCGGCACTTTGATGTACAGCGCGGCGTTGTGGCGTTCGCGTGGCTCGCTCGAGAACGTGTTTGCGTCGTTTGACGGCATGGGTACAGCACCCCAGCAATCGTTGACCCCGATTGTTAAACAGTTGTTAGGTATTGACCGACCTGCGGTTGCCTGATGCCCGCACCATACACCGATCTATTTAACGAGACGCTAGACGATCTCGCTACGACGCTTACCGCGATAACGTCGTTGCGTGTCGTGACCGACCCAACGAAACTTGTGCCAAATTGTGTGTTTATTCAAGCGCCAAGTTTTACGACAACTGCTGGCAACGGCAACATCGTACGCATGGACTACCCGATCAAAGTTGTTGGTAGTGGCCCAGCAGGGTTACCCGTGTTGCGCGAAATATTGCAAATCACGGCAACCGTTTTGGGGTCGGCAATAATTGTCATGTCGGGTCGCCCCGGCACACTTGACATAGGCGGGCAAGAATACCCGTGCTACGACCTATCGGTCGGTGTACAAGCACAAACTGCGTAATACACACCGACAGGCAATTGTTATGGTAAAACTATAGGTACAAGACAAAAGGATTAACACATGGCAACTAGCACCTATCTATCAAACCCAGTCGTTTTAATCGGTGCGTCAAGCGCAGCGACAACCGACATTACCGACCAAGTATCCGCAGTCACCGTCAATTACGTTGTCGAAGCACTTGAGGACACCGCGTTCGGCTCGACTGCCCGCACCAACACCGCAGGCCTGCAATCAAACAGCGCAACGTTGACTTTGTATGCGTCGTACGCATCGTCAGAGAGTTACGCAACATTGTCAGCGCTGGTCGGTACAAAGTGCTACATCAAAGTAACCCCAGCATCGGGAAGCAACACCGCAACAAACCCCGGCTTTGAATTGACCAACACGTTCTTGAGCGCGTTACCAGTTGTCAATGCAAACCTTGGCGAATTGTCAACATACGACATCGAACTTGTGGGCGGCTCGTACACAGTTGACGTAACATGATCTAACGTGCCAATACTGGCCGAGAACAGGAACAGGCAATGCGATTAAAACTAAAAGTCGATCTACAAGACGGCACAGCGCCACTCGAATTAACAACCAATATGTTTGTTATTTGCGAGTGGGAAAAAACTGAGGGTCGCAAAATTAGCGACGGCAAAGGCATCGGCTACACCGATCTAGTTTGCTGGGCGTACAATTTGTTGAAACTTAGCGGCGAAAAAATGCCTGCAACATATCGCGACTGGGTTAAAGCAAACCCGAACATGACAATTGAGGCGATCGACGAGACAGACCCAAACCATACGGCGTAGGCAGTTACCGACGGCAACTAGCCGAATTGTTAGTTGCAACAGGGTACTGGCCTACGGCAATTGAGTTTGACACGCGCGACCTAATTACAGTCATTACGATATTAAATAAGCAAAAGAGGTAGCGCAATGCCAGTATCGACAACTATTGAAATGGTTGGTGTCAAAGACACAATAAATGCGTTGCGTAAAATTGACCCTGAATTGCAAAAAGATTTTAAGGCTGACGCAACCGCAATTGCACAGCCAGCAATTGACGCGGCAAAAAAAGCGTACGAACCTTTAAACGATCCGAGTAACCCTTTGGCGTTATCGGGCATGAAATATCGTTGGCGCGAACAAGGGCGCAGCAGATTAAATTTTCCGTTTACCGTAACCAAAGCACAAAACGGCGTAAAAATGCGTTTTGATACCCGACGCGGTGCGGTGGGCGTAATTTTGATTGAACAAAAAGACCCCGGCGCAGCAATTTTTGAAAGTGCTGGTCGGGCAAACGCAAACAAATTAGGTAACGCGCTTGGGTTTGTTGGCGCTGGTCGCACTCGACTAATTGGCCCAGCCGTTTATCGAGCGCGTCGCGGTATCGAAGCCGAAATGACAAAGATGATTGCCAAAACTATGCGCACCGTGCAAAGCGAGTTGTAATCATGGCTCTTGGTATTCCTATTGTTTCTGAGTTTGACGGCAAAGGTGTTGAACGCGCAATCAAAGAATTTAAGCAATTAGAAACGGTCGGCGAAAAAGCACAATTTGCAATCAAAAAAGCAGCGCTACCAGCAGCCGCGGCACTTGCTGGTTTAGCAGCAGCAGCAGGCCCAGCAATATCGGCTGCGTCAGACCTCGAAGAAAATTTGAGCAAAGTCAACGTTATTTTTGCTGACGGCGCAAAAGAAATAGAAAATTTTGCTAAAACGGCGGCAACATCGTTAGGTCAATCACAAAACGCCGTTTTGCAAGCGGCCGGCACGTTCGGCACGTTCGGCAAAGCGGCTGGTTTAGGGGGTTTAGAACTTGCAAAATTTAGCAACGATTTTACGGCTCTTGCTAGCGATCTTGCGTCGTTCAATAACACTACTCCTGAGGAAGCAATTAACGCGATTGGCGCAGCATTACGAGGCGAAGCAGAACCTTTAAGGCGATTTGGTGTTTTGTTAGATGACGCAACTCTTAAAAGTGCTGCGCTTAGTTTGGGAATTTATGAGGGTAGCGGCGCTTTAACCGCACAACAAAAAGTGCTTGCGGCGCAAAAAGTTATATTTGAGCAAACGACTGACGCACAAGGCGATTTTGCTCGAACAAGTGACGGTTTAGCAAATAGTTCACGAATACTTAAAGCACAATTAGCCGATCTGCAAGTAGCAGTCGGTAAAGGTTTGTTGCCAGTTGTGCAAGCAATTTTGCCACCATTAAAACAATTTGCTGCTTGGGCGGCCGAAAACCCACAACAATTTTTATTCGCAGCAAAAGCAATAGCCGCAGTTAGTAGCGCAATAATTGTTTTGAACATCGCGTTAAACCTAAACCCAATTGTCGCAATAACAAGTGCAATTATTGCATTGTCGGCTGCAATGATTTATCTAGAAAAACGCACCAACGCTTTGTCTGAAAGTTGGGGTCGATTTGGTGCAGTTATTCGACTTGTGCTTGGCCCGTTATATGACGTGTTTGCGTTGGCTGCCAAACTTGGTCTGATTGACAAAATAAGTTTGCCAAGTTTTACACCAACTACGCCAAGTGCATCAGTTTCAGATTTGCCCCCAGCGTTGCGATATGCACCTAAACCAATTGCTACCCCGTCAATGCCGACATTGACTACGCCAATCGTTGGCGGTGGCGGTGCAGGCGGTGGTGGCGGTGGCTCGGCTGGTGGCGGCGGCGGCGGTGTTGGCGGTGGCGGCGACCTAGTAACAATTCAAGGCGCATTGACTGAGTTTGGTATGGCTGAACGTATCGCTGCGCGTGGTAGCGGCGGCGTAACAATCAACGTGACGGGCGGTATTTCGACTAGCGCTGAGATTGGGCAAAGCGTGTTAGATAGTTTGCTCGCTTACCAGCGCGTGTCAGGGCCACTTGATTTACAGATAGCGGTCTAATGGCTGGGGTTGCGGTCGTTGCTAGTGGCAACTATGACCTAGAGATTGACACGGGGTTTGTGCAAGATGCGTTTTTGCTTGATGACGCGGTGCAAGGCGTTTTAGATAACACAACATATGTGCTTGACGGCACGACACAATATGCAAGCGTGTTAGACGGCATTAACCAAGTGTTTGTGCGTCGAGGGCGACGCGATCAGGGCGACCAGTTCGGTGCTGGCACTATGACGTTTACGATGCTTGACACCGACGGTATTTTTATGCCGTTTGATGAAAACAGCCCGTACTACGACACGGCCGAGGCTAAGCCGGGTTTAGCACCTATGCGATCGGTGCGGTTGTCTCGATACAGCGCCACAAACGTCAAAGAATATTTGTTTGTCGGCAAGATCGTCAACTATGACTACAACTTCGCTTTAGGCGGTTTAGATACGTGTACCGTGTTTTGTGCCGACGATTTCTATTTGCTATCGCAAACATATTTAGACGAGTACAACGTCAGCGAGGAATTGTCGAGCGTTCGTGTGTCGGCAATACTTGACCGACCCGAAGTAGCGTTCCCCGTCGCTACCCGCAATATTGGTACTGGCACACAGACGCTTGGCGGTGATGCGGCGTTTACGATCGCGCAAGGCACAAACGTTCTCGGCTATTTGGCGCAAGTTAACGAGGCTGAGCAAGGTCGTCTATATATGTCGCGTGACGGCGACATTGTATTTGAGCCACGCATCGGCACAACACTTGACGCGAGCGTCGCAGACTTTCACGATGACGGCACGAACATACCTTATAACGGGGTTGGCATAACTTTTGAAGCCGATCAGGTTGTTAACCGTGCGGTTGTGCAACACTTGGGCAGTAATAACCCGCAGATCGCTGATGACGCTGGCAGTCAGGCAACGTACTTTATACAGACTTACAGCATCACAAATAGTTTGTTGCATAACGATACGGCGGCGCTCGAGTTGGCGACCTATTTGCTTGACCCTAACCCTGAGCCACGATACACGTCACTAGCGACAGGGTTTCCGTTGCTGAGCAGCGCCCAGCGCGACACGGTTGCCGTTCTCGACATTGGTGACACGATCACTATTGAGAAATCGTTTGCCCCCGGCACTAACCCAGCGTCACTAGCCCAAAACCTATCTATTGAGGGTATCGAGCATACGATCAACGTGAACAGCGGGCATAGCGTCACTTATTACACGTCGCCCGTGATCGTGCTTAACGAGCTAATACTTGACGACCCGTCGTTCGGTATCATCAACGCTGACAACGGGCTAGGTTAAAGTAGGGGTTTATGGCGATACAAGATTTTACAGCAGGTCAAATTTTGACGGCCGCGCAAATGGACAGTTTGCAGGCAAACGATTACAACTGGACAGTTTCAACAAAGACTGCTAGTTATGTTTTGGTTGCAGCCGATAAAGGCACTCGAGTTGTGATGAACGCGGCAGGCGCAACAACGATCACGGTAAATACAAGTTTGTTTGATGCAGGTGACACTTTGTTTATTCAAAACATTGGTGCGGGTACTTGCACGATTACGGCAGGCACAGCAACAGTCACGACAGCAGGCAGTTTGGCATTGGCGCAATGGGGGGGCGGCACGCTTTACTTTACAAGTGCTGGCGCTGCTATTTTTTTTAGCGGTGGGGGTGCAAGTTATGGCACGGCTACAGGTGGTTCATCGTCGAGCATTACGGTTGGCGGCATAAATTACACACTTTTGACTTTTACAAGTTCAAGCACTTTGACAGTTACTAAAGCGGGTTTGTTTGATGTCTGTTTGGTGGGTGCGGGCGGCGGCAGCGCAGGCGGCAACAATACTTCGTATCGTGGTGGCGGTGGTGGCGGCGGTGAAATTGTGCAGCAAACTATTTATCTGACAGCAAACGCAACAGTAACGATCGGTGCTGGCGGCGCAGGTGGCACATCAGG